GCACCAATTGCATTCGGCGCAGCGTCAAAGTTATCATACATAGCCCAGGTAGCACCCGTAACAGCCAGCAACGAAGCCGACAGGTCATTGGTCGTCTCTGATCCTGTTGCGGCAACAACCACATATAGATCAGTATTGACGTTGGTAGTCGGCGCAATACCGTCGCGATCATCGCGAGTCAAGCGTCGAACTTGCATACCAGCACCGGTACCAGGGCCACCAGCCCCTCCAGGGATTGGGTCAAAGGTAATAGTGACATAATCTTTGACGTTAAGCTGACCACCAGGCTCAATTAAGAATTGGGCCAGAGGGATAATTCCCACAGCCGCATTGGATCCAGAAAGATCCGGGTCAAAGCGCACCAACGCATCACCTAGAGATGCATAAGTGTTACCATTAAACATGGTCGGAGTACCAGTCCAGTTGGCGGCGCCAACAGTACCAGATGCAACAACGGCTACAGTAAGACCACTAGAAGAACCAGTTGGAGAAGAATAGCCGTTATTCAGAGAATAAAAACTCTCTTCAGCGAGAGCACCAGCCAGTGAAATACCACCAGTAATTTGGGCGCCGATTGCTCCACCACCATAAAGTGATGTACCATCCGGATATCCCAAGCGATGATTCAAAGCCGGGTCCTGTTCATCAATAGTGAAGTCCAGGAAGAAAATCAGACCAGAGGGTAAACTCATAGGCTGAACGCTAACTAAATCGTTAGCAATAAGTCCACCAAATACTCGGCGGACAATGGGAAATGCTACAGATGCGAAACCCTCCACGTTTCCACCAGCCATAGTGCTGGTTTCACGAAGAAGCTCCTTTGCTTGGTTCTCAAGCAATACTGCCATTCCATGTTGGCCTCGTTCGTTGCCCATCCCTTCTAAGAGACCGGTGCGTTTCCACTTATTTAAAAGTGCTTCACCGTCCTTCGAAAGATCGCGACGAACAATGCCTTCAGTTAGTTTTTTTAAAACAGACATTGATTAATTCTCCTTTATTGTTAATAATCATTTGTTTTTAATGCCAGCCAAGATTTGCATTCGGGACACTTCTGGCCCTTCTGTTTCTCTCGGCTCTCGTCTCAAGGAAACGCTGGAAGTTCTCTGGATTACTTCGCGGAGTGATTTTGGTTGCTTTCGATTAGGAAGGCTACCCACTGCGCTTTGAAGGGTTTCAAAGATTACCTTTGCTTCTTCGATTGAATCGGCGTTGGACAAGGATTCAACAATTTTTAATTTTTGTCGCTCATTCAGGGAGTTATTTGTCAAAACTCGATTCGTGTAAAGTAATCTCGCATTCGAAAGATTAACTTTATCAAACTTTTCTTGAAGGTTGCGGATGGCTCTAAGCAGTTTTTTGTTGGTAGAAACTAATTTTTTTCTATCCTCTGCGAGTCTTTCCGCTGCACTTCGTAAATCTTGTAGCTCTGCTTGGCGCGCGGTGTCGGCGATCGAAGCTAGCTTTAGTTGGTCTTGGTGATTTAATACACCATCGGGAGTAAATTTGCCAGTACCAATACTTTTGGGGTCTATGTCGACAATTAATTCTTCTAAAAGGTCGGCGATGTCGATTTCTTCGTCATCGCCCTCTTGGAGAGTAGCAGTGACCGGAACCGACGAAACTGGCGGCGCTCCATCGAAAGAAGGTGGGGGTTGCTGTCCGTCGAGGGGTGCGGCCACCTCGTGGGAGATGGGATTACCCATATCCTCATCTGTTAACTTATCCACCAGGGCGCTCAGTTTATCCATATCTAGATGAATAACGTCCGTTTCGCTTTCTGGTGTGGCTCCTATGGGAATAGTGTCCAATGTTTCCGAGTCTTCCATGCCACTCGACTCTTCTTCGTCGCCAAGGCCTCCAAGTCCAACATCTTCAGCGCCAAACTCCAATTCTCCTTCTTGCTCGAAGAGAGTTTCAACGGCTTTTTTAATATCCGTAGCATATTTCTCAATGACCGCGCTTTCGGCGTTCTTGATGGCAGCCTCTTTTAGGGCCGCCGCGTCAACAATGGCCTGATCTAATAATGATGACATATATAATTCCCTCTAGAAATTTACTCATCATTAAATAGTATTTCGAAAGACGAAAATACTCTTTTTATGAGATGTTTTTACGGGTCCGTTAATCCAGAGCCCGTCAAACTAAACATCTCTGTTGGGTCAATACCTGTTAATTCAGCAAATAACTCGAAAGATCCATCGCCTCCGCCCGAGCCGGTCCCTGCCACATAAATTTCGCGGCACTTAACATCAAAAGTAACCGAGTCTTTATTACTCGGGAGAGTAATATAATGGAGTCCCGTGATGGGCGCCGCAGTCGGATAGGTCTGGGTGCAGTCGGGACACCAACTATCGACGGGATTAGAGGCATTAAAGTAAACGCGCAAGCCAACCGCACTGGTATTAATTACTGTCACGCTTTTAGCTACCGTGGGGAATTCTACCTTAACCTCGCCATTTCCAGCGGCTGATACATCTACATCGCTACCAGTTATAAATGGATAACCCGAAACCTGATATGATCCCACATTATGCAACCCGTTTTTATAATAAATTGCCATTGAAACTTCTCCTACCTCTTTCTACTATAATTAGTTTGTTGTTTTTCTTTATTCTCTTCATTCGCTTTTTTAATAAGGCGATCCCTATTTTTTCTCTGTTTTCGGCGCTTTTCGGAGGGTTTTTCATATCTCAATTTTTCTCTACAGGTTTCGACAATCTTATATTTTTTAGTTTTTTTAATAAATCTTTTGATCATTCGTTGGGGAGTATCATTTCTCCGTGGTCGGATAACCACATGTGCTGGTTTTTTAGACATTATTTCTTCTTTACCTCCGTCAGAGTAACAGTTCCCTGTCTGATTTTTCCGGTGGAATATTTAACTTTAAAGGTCAGTTGGTTGGTTTTTTCATCGAGAAAAATAGTCATATTGGCTTCTTCCAAAGAATCATTTTCCATTTCTTGAGAGATATTTATTTCGATGGATCCATCTACCACTAAATCTCCCTGAATTCTGTTATTTTGTTCAGTGCCGAACGGCGCGCCTCTAAAGTATCCCACTTTTCTTCTCCTTATATTGTTCCATTAAAATACTCCACGATCAGCCATCGAGTTCCATTATTATAGAGGGTCACACTCTGCCACGCATTGTAGAAGCGCATGCCTGATAGCAACGGATAATCATCAATCTGGGCTTCGTTCCCAACAATTACTATTCGGTTGGCGGATTCGTCGCGTTTAAAAGTAACCGTGAGCCCGAGGGGTACCGTGGTTATAAGAGGCAAATGCACAGACCACTGTCCAACCACCAATGCCGCGTTTAGATTAATGAGGGGGGTCGTAATAGAAAGTAATTCAATAGATGGCGAGGCGCCTTGGCCCCGTAAAAAAAGAGTATCAAGGATGGTGTCGGCGTTGACTTCACAAGTGCCATTGATGGTGTTTATGGCATCTTGGCCAAAAGTGGTTGGTCTAAATTTACGCGTTCGGCTCATTAAATCGTCCCATCAAAATATCTTATGATATTCCAAACTGTTCCATTACTACAAAGAGTTACAGCTTGCCAAGGGTCGCGTAGGCGGCAATTAATACCTCCATCTACACCTTGTCCTGGTGCGGCGCCGTTGATAAACACTCGACTTCCTGGCCAAGCGGTATCCGTCGAAATTTTGAAAGAAATAGTGTGGCCCACCGCAACATCGGCTATATCGGGCAACATTAAAATGATAGTAACCGGCGGTGGCGACGGGATATCAATAAGAACTAAGCTTGTGTTGACTGGGATTGTATCGTTTCCCGTAACGGTGATCGAGTTAACCACCATGGCACCACCAACTGTTAGCGCGCCAGTAACGATATTATTCTCTGCATTCCCAAACCTCGCGGGCTTAAAGTCACTCATTCTTCCTCCCTCATGCTGCTCATAAATAATTCCATGTTCCTTAAATCAGGTGCTTCCAATTCTTGCCGCCAGCCATCTGCATAAGGCCGCTGATGTCCACGCCGGCGTCGTTCGGCGCGTAGGTCGCCAAAGGACTTTGAGCCTTGGGGCGCCCAACAGTACCTCCTCGGGTAAGAGGAGTGGTCTCGCTGAGAATCCCCTTGAATTGAGAACCCATAGACTCTTCTAGTTTTCTTTTACTCTCCTGAAGAGATTGAAGGAATTCTGGGTCTGGGTCGACTGATTCGGTAGGGGTCGACTTGTCTGGGGGACTTGCTGCGTATTGAGTATGTTCCCTGATGACTTGTTGTGGGCCGAGACCCTGAACTACTTCGCTTATCAAACCGGATAGAACTCCGTCTTCAAATATTACCTCTTTTATACATTCTTTAATAAGAGGTTTTAAAATTTTTTTTAATTCACTTTTTTTCATTTTTTTTCTTTTTGCGCTTCAAATTTGGGGTTACAAAACTCATACTGCTCTTGAGACCTAATATTGCGCTGATCATAACAATCAGCTGGGTCGAACTCTCCGCTGTCCTCGGAAATATCCGCTGGGGCTGGAGGTCCAGCGTCTGGTTCGGGTTCTCCCGCCGTTTGTGGGATGTTTAACTCTCCCGTCATTTGAGACCAACCTGACCAGCCAGGGAAATCAGGATGGGATGAAACTTGTTGTTTTAATTCTGATTTGATCGCTTCGCCCTCTCTCTCCATCTGATCTTGAGTGTATCCTAAACTAGAAAGCCATTGTAAAAACTCTGGTTCTCGTCTACTTTTCTTCATCGCATTATATACAATGTAAAGTCCTTTGTCAATATCGCTATCAAAATGAATTGTCATTCGTCCGAAGCGCGGGTCCGGACGACCGGGAATGGGTGACACTTCTCCGTGAATTCCTTCTCCCTCGCTTAGAAAGCCTCTCCAGCTTTCCGTTAATAGTTGTTGTTTTTTAAAACTTGAATATTTCTTACTCATTTATTTATCTCCTAAAATATCGTTCAAAGCTCGATTGATTCTATCTGCTTTAGTAAAAATGTTGGGCTGCGATAAGGATCGGCCCTCTTTTAATTGCATAAAGGCATTGGGGGTCGACGGCTCAGATACGAAATCAAAACAAATTAATTGGAAATCGTCCTCTACCATGGTCCCCTCCCTCCCTTCAGTGACAGAGCCGAGTCCACGGGAAGAGATGCCTAGTTTAACGCCCGAATCTACCAATGAGCGGAGAATTTTTCCCGCCGGCGTATCCAAGACTTTAGCCTTTCCCATCACCTTTGGCCCATCCATATAGATATTAACAATCATGTGGGATGCGTTTTTAAGATTTATAACCGAGTCGTCGGGATGGTCTAGTTCCCCGAGCGCGCGCCGTTCGTCGACCAATTTTTGATAATTCTTTATTTCACGCTCCAACACCTCGGTGGGATAAATCCGGCCATTGCCGTTTTTCTTTCCCCCGCATTGGAGCATCCCGGTGAGATACATCCCTCCATTGGCGACCTCGGCTTTTTCGGCCTCCGTCAGCAAATCCTGACAAACCGCGCCGTCACAAAGTTCATAATATTCTCTCAATAAGACTTTTGACATATTTGTATCCCTTTTAAATTAAAACGCGGGCGCAACCCGCGCGCGTATGCACCCGTTTTTACAGAGTCGAACAGGTTGGAGCATCCATCTTTTTAGTGTTTCTAACATTTCTTAATCACCCCCTTTCTGGTAATGTATGTTTAAGCCACAATCACCGAAAATCATATTTAAAATATATGAAGTTCCGGAACTTACCCATCCACAAATTAAAAAATTCATAACTGTAAGTTCATAGGTAAATAGTTCTGTCCAGGGATTAACGCCGCACAAAAATAGACCAACCCAAAATCCGATGCACATGGGACAAGTCCAAAAATATCCTTCGGGGCGGATTTTGCCAAAAATCTTACCATAACAGAGAAGCTGCGTAAGGCCATAGGCTGCTAAGGCAAAATAAAGGAGATCCACTATTTCTTCTTCTGGTGTTCTAGCATGTAACTCATCCAGTAGGGAGCATAATTATAACCTGGTCTAATGGTACCCTTTTGGGCGGCTTGCGGAACTTCTCCGAGCGCCGTCGAATCCTCTTCGGTGGGCTCTACCAAGTGATCGTCCATCATTTCTTCATAATCCTTGATATAATCCATGTAGGGCTTTTCTTCTTTTAAAAATTCAGAGATTCCATAGAGAACGTAACTTAGAGTGTCGTAATCTTCGTTTTTCGCTTCTGCTATGAGCGCTTCTATCGATCCAAAAATGTTGCCCCCCCGAATAGAATCCAAAACAATGAGACCTTTTTGCCTCAAGTATTCAAACAATCGATTTTGGGAATCGTAAAGAGAATCCGTCGCTTTCTTTTTGGGAAAGGTGAGGATCTTTTTCTCTTTAAGGAGCAACGCAATGTCCATATCATCGTGATCATATATTAATATATTGCCATCCAGAGTCTGGCGCGCCTCCAGTTGTAGCACTACTTCTTCTTTTTTGCGTCCAACTTTAATTGTGATGGCCATTAGCTTTCCATCTCCTTGACTAAACCTTGGATTTTTAAGATCTCCTGAATGAATTCAGTGTTGACTTGGCGTTTGGAAGTAGTATTTAAAATCTCCAGCACCTTCTGGGTCTTTTCGACCATCGATCCATCTTCTTGGATTTCTTTTAATTGAAGGGATTTATGGACCACCTTTTTCAATCGAGAAATCTCCTCGTTTAAATAAACTCGCATTTCGGCGCCGTCGTCGGAGAAAGAAGAGATATACTTATTAAGAAGAGTTTTTTGCTCCAACATCAAATTATCATTATATTTCTCGTTAAAGCCCTTAATGAATGTTTTAAGAGTCAGATTATTGATATGCTGCATCAGTGGCTTATCTTTGTGTTCGACAATTACCATTTGATTTAGGATTTGACTCTCTAGTAAAACGCGTTGTTTAGTTTTGGTCCCAGAATTAAAGATTTGGTAAACAGTGGCTACATTCCGGTAGTTAGGAATAAAAATTGTAAAAGCATCTTTAGAAATTTCCTGATTGATTTTCTTTATAAGCGCGCTTTGTTCTTTAAATAATTGTCTCTCATCAATCGTACACCGTTGCATTCGGCATTCAAAGATAAGTTTCTCGGCGGTGGGCCGGTCCAGACCCGATGTATCTAAAATAGATTTATATAATTCGAGATCACGCGCCAGGGCGCTATTTCCCTTAAAGTTCTCCTTAATAAGAGATAAAATCATTTTCTTTTTAGGAGAGTCTTTGTCCATAATTGCTTTTGTAAGCTCTCGTATAAGAACTTCGAAAATAAAAGCGCTGTTGCGTTTCTTATTATGCTTCATTTTCATCGATTTTCGTCTCCAAGTTACTTAACTCTGCTATCAAAGCTTTGACTTCACTTCGACCCTCAAATAACATCTTTTCTTCCTGCTTATAAGTAGATTCTTGATTTTCATAAATCCCTTTTCCTAAACTCTTTAGCCGAGGAGAGCCCGGGAGCCAGGTCTTTGGTTTAGGAAGCCCCTGTGCAGTATAATTCTGTGGGCGGCCATTTCGGCCGTCGCCATCGCGATATTTTACAGAAGTGTAAGAATGTCCCTTGGCTTGCGGCTTCGAAGATTTGGTAGTTATTAAGTTGCCAGTTTTGGGGTCACGTTTAGCCGGCGGAGCTGCCAATAATGCAGCGTCATCATCACCGCCGAGGTCTCCTCCCTCGGGTTCTTCACCACCCAGATCTCCAAGATCACCCAGATCTCCACCAAGGTCTCCGCCAAGGTCTCCGCCAAGGTCTCCGCCCCCAAGATCTCCAAGATCGCTTAGGTCCCCCCCCGCTCCTGCGGTTGCTTCGGATTCCGCCATGGATTCGGCGGCGGCATTAACTTGGGCTTCATATTTGCGATCAAAAAATATTTCTCTCTGGTTTCGTAAAAATTCTTCTTCCGACAATCCAAAAATATGCTCGGATACCCATCTCTTGGAAAAATAGTTTTCCGTGGCGCTACCGGCGATTTCGAATTTAGCTTTCCAGTGCTCCATCTCTTGGAGCGCGGCTATTTTGGAAGGATTGTTAAGTTTTAGGCGGAAACTGACCAAATCATCTCCACGGAATCCCAAGGTATAAAGATGGACAATGCCAATTTTTTCTAATTCAGAAACAACCGACCTCTGAAGGCGTTGTACTGTTCGAGAGAATCTCACATCCTTTTGCGCAAGAGTTGTTTGGTCTTCAGAGGCCTCTCTGTCTGCCGACAAATAGGCGGGCGGGATTTTTATGGCCGCGAAGAGCTTATCTCTCAAGTATTTGACATCATCTATGTCGCCGGTGAAAGCACCGCCAGGTAAACTTTCAACTCGGGAGCTTTCGCCTCCTCTCGTGGGGATGAAATAGTCTTCTTCGACCGAAAGAGGATTGTATCTTAAATCCACTCGGCCAGTATGGGAGTCCACTACCTGATTTCTCTTCATAGACGTAATCGTTTTTTGAATATACTGCTCTACATCTTGAGGAGCAATATTACCCACATCCATGTAAAAGACTCGTCGCTCAGACGAGCGCACGATTCGATAAGCCATCATGGCATCTTCCATGAGGACCAATTGGCGCCAAATCCGGCGTCCAGGCTCCATGACAGAGGTGCCGTAAGGCGCATATTTATCATTTCCTAAAATACGGAAATGTGCCACTTGCCAATTTTCGAATGTCATGCCGGCGGAGTTCCACTGATATTGAATATAATTGGGGTTGGTGGGATCCTCACCCTCCAGACGCTCCACCTCTTTGAGAGGTAACGCGATGACTCCCTTTACACCCAATGCCTCATCGATATCCAAATAAAGTAAAAAATCTCCAAATTTAACCATCGAACGACACCAGCCAAATAAATTATGGTCTAAATTTAAAACATTCGTATATAACGATTGTAAAACGGCCCGTATTTCTTCATTGGGGCATTTAATGTCTAACATAGGCTGTAACGAGGAGTGGGTTGTCATTTCATCCGCGTAGATATCTAGCCCAGATGCTAATTCGGGCATATATTCCATTTGTTCGTAGTCCGTATAACGCTCCGATCTATTCTGTTGAGCCATGATTTTTGAATTCATAACATCAAAGGGACTATACTCGGATTTACGAAACTGTTGGCCCGAAGCTGATCGAAATTTAGTCGCGTACTGATCTAGAGAGGTTCTACGAATTTTTCGATTTTGCTGGGTGCGCCAATTTGTAATGGGACCAGAAAAAAGACGAGTTAATCTTCGAAATAATTCAGATTGGGGGTTAGCGGGATTTTTCTTATTTTGATCTGCCATTTTTATCCTTTTATTAACCAAGCGTACTTAGTATACTCTTCTTGGGCTGAGTTTTGGCCTTTAAATAATTTATCATCTATGGCCGTCTTGCTATTATACCCTTCCATACCGGGTATCGACGTATTAATTTTAGTATTAACCTGGATTAGGGAATCTAAACACGCTTTGCGATATTCTATATCGCGCTCGTTGACCGTGAGGCCTGTGTCTCTTACCCAACAGCCAATAGCTAAAGCCATAATTAAATCATCATTATACCCCCGCATGGCCTGGGGTTTACCGTTATGCCAAATAAAAGTTCTCAATTCGTTAATAGTTCTCAGTGAATATACATTAATTAGTTTATTTCTGATGAATTCTTCTAATTTTGATATAATTAGTGGTCGCGTTTTAGAAGAAGTTGTGAAACCGGGGATTGCTGCCGAATTGCGTTCCCCTTGGTAACTTTCCACAAATTCGTGGGTTCCCTTAATTGAATAATATAAATTAGGATATTCAAGCTCAATCAGTTTCTCCAACACCGAAATTCCAATTCCTACGTTCTCGACGACGAGTAAACAATTTCCATACTCCTTGGCCGTCTGAAAAAGAATATTAGAATACATATCCAAATTGGGCTTCCCTTGGTATTCGGCTACAATCTCCATCGTTTCTAACTTAATTATATGAAAAACTGAATAATCGGCGCCATCACCGCGTGCCACATCGGCCACCATCAAATAGGAGGCCTCGGGCTGATATTCTTCCCAGATCCACATATTTCTATCGAAGGATGTGCGATATTTCGGCTCCTTAGTTAATTTCTCCATGTATGCAATATCTTCTGGGTGGATCACTGTCTCTCCCGAAGTATTAAAATTGCATTCCAATTCCTGTGAAATTTCGCGACGGGACATATTTCTCGTCTCTTTATTAAACCATGCGTCGTCTCGGTCGGGATGAACATCCCACATTAATTCCACGGGGTGGAAATCATTTGTCCCTTCGGCGGCGGCGCTATAAGTTTTATGAAACCAATTTCCCACCCCGTTGGGAGTCGATAAGGCGATCACGCGTCCCCCTGTCGAAATGGTGGGATACAAGCCGGCCCACAACTCATCCAAATTCTCGATATGAGCAGCCTCATCAATAACAAGCAAAGAAAGAGCCTCTGATCGGCCGGCGTCTCCCGACGTAGAGGCAGCTTGAATCTGAGACCCATTAGATAATTCGAATGAGGCCCGGTTGTCAACCGCTATTCCGGCGATAAGAAGCCACTCTGGTAAGTTTTTGAGAATTGCTTTTACTTTTTTAACTAGATTGGAGGCCGTCTTAAATTTTGTGGCCATTACCAAGATATTTTTGTCTCTATGGAAAACCATCATCCAAACAATATACGCGGCCGCTATTGTTGAAATCCCCAGTTGACGCGCTTTTAAAATGACGGTAAATCTATAATCATTGAAATCCGTCAACAAATCTGTTTGGTAGGGATAGGTTTTAAAGGGAACCAGGCCATGTAGCGGGTGAGCTATGCGCGCATAATTATTAATGAAGTAGTTTGGATCCTTACCGCATTTAAGAATTTCTGTAACGATCTCTTTTTTGGAAAGAGCATACGTCATTATTTATCGTGGGTGGTGCCAAACCCGCCTTCTTTGAGAAATTTATAATATTCAGTAGCGAGCGGGTCGACGACGCCTTCTCCCAAAGTATCTACGCCTTTGAGCCCGTTAATTTTAAATAGTTTGTGAGCCATGACAAAGGTGCGTACCCGCGACGTATTTTGCACAAAACATACCGCGTCTCCCTGTGGGGTGAGAGTAACTGTACGGCCGGTAATAGATTTATATTCTTTTTTAAGGAAATCCGCGATACCGGCTAGTCGACGCTCACACTCTTCCTCAAATCCTTTTGCATATACGTCCTTAAGACGTACATCGCCCTCATAATTAATTTGGAGCATGTCTCCAATGAATTTGATACCAAATCCGTCAATAACACGAGAGTCTATAATGGGGCATCCTTCTTCTCGCGAAAGGACTCCGACTTTCGCGATCTTGCCATCTTCCACAAAGCGCTGGTCATGTGCGCCGTCGTAGCCATTTGCAGCAGCTTGAGCAATTCCTTGTATAATTTCTAATGTTGTTGCCATTTATTTATTTTCCTTTTTTGGGCGCCATCCAGATTTCCATCTTTCTTCGCGATCTTCTACCCATTGCACATAACAATTAAAACAACAATCAAATTTATTCATATAAACATTATCTCTAATCTCAAATGAATAAACCTCGCAAATCGGACAATTTCGATTATTATCTCTATTAAGTAGTTTTTTAGAAATTAAAAAGCCATCAACTTCTACTTTATCGTGGTCAGGGCAAGTAGCTTTTTCTTTCTCATGAAGCGCAATGATTTGTTGACGATAATCATCCTCCTTTTCGTCCGACCATTTGGATTTAGGATTGCCAATAGACTCCTCGCCATACTTCTGGGAAATGGCTTTTTCGTATTGTGCGATTTTATTTAATTTATCGCTCATTTGCCATCCACCGCATATACGATTGCCACAGCAGTTAGAACTCCGGCTACAAATCCACCTGCGATTATTAATCCGGTACCGACCTTGCTTGGTTTTTTAGCAATGATTTTTCTTAGATCCTCCACTTGAGCGTCATAGATAGCCAAGGAAGCCTCGTAGTGTTCTTTCTGAAACCGGATCGTGATGTTGAGTTGTTCGACCTGAAAATCGTATTCTTCTTTCTGAACTGCCAAGCGATAGGCCATTTCCAACTCATAATCTTCTTTGAGAAATTCGTGATCCGACAACATTTTCGCTGTGGCTTCAGGATCAAAGAGCGTGCCAGTAAATGGCACCTCATTTCCCTCTTGAACGAATGTAAATTTCCCATCTGCTGCATATGCACCGCTCGTGAAGAGAATAAAAATTAAGAATGTTTTGATAAAATTATTCCACATATTCTAATCCGAATGTTTCAGAAATTTTGTCAGCCAATACTCGGGGTTGTTCTTCGAAATCGCGTACATGCGTTTCTGCTCGTTCTTTGCGGGCTTCTTCTAAATCTTCGCGAGTATCATTATAATCTTCTTTGAGTTGATTTAACATTTCTTCGTAATTTTTCAATGTGTTGTCGCGTAATGCCAACTCTTCAGCGTAAAGAGCTTTCATAGCTGCTATTTCACTTTCATAAGAATCCACGGCCACGTCAAAACTATCTTTAAGCGCCGAGTAATTATTCCGCGATAAGAACACAAACCCCAACAAGCCGACCAGGGCAATAGTTTGCCAATACTTTGCCAAAAATTTGCCGATTCCGCCTATGAGGTCACCAAAATTAATGTTAATCACATTCCCCCCTTGAGTTTCACAATTGCGTCAATTACGGATTGACCACCGATATATAATGCGCTTAAAATTAACCAATCTCCGCTATCGATATGAGCCGTGAACATTAAAGCTGTTGCCATACTCCATACCAATAGTTTTCGTGAAACCATTTTTTCTAATACGCGGTCCAAAAGACCTTTTGCTACTTGTGTCATTGTCATGTATTCTCCTTTAGCCTATATAATTAGTTTCTTTACTGCTGAACGAATGCATAACCTTCCTTTTTATCAATGGTGACTTGCATGTCTACACAGTCTTTTAAAGAATCCACATGAGAAATCAATAAAACTGTTTTAAAATATGATTTGATTAAATCTAAGATATCAATAAAGCCTTGCATATTTTCTTCATCCAAGGCTGTTCCCGGCTCGTCGAGAACAAAGATATCCGATTTGGGTAAACTCGAAACCGATAAGAGAGCCAGCCGAATGGCGACGGCGGCAATTGTTTTCTCTGCCCCTGAGCCCATCTCCAGCGGCCGTGGGTTATATTCTGCATGCTTAATGAAGATATTTAATCTCTTACCGTCGTCTTCGAAAAATACTTCGAAGTCAACAATGTTTGCTAAGATTTTGGCTATTTCCTCGTTAATTACTGGAAGGCGCTTCTTGATGATGTCGTAAGCGATCCCATTGGGATGCATACACCGCAAATAAAGATCATAAGCCGCATACTCATCACGCAAATCAGTAAATTGTTGTTTTTGTTCTTTGATGTTTTCTATTTTCTGCTCATAGGAGCCAATTGTTTTATAGAGCGCCAATACATCTTCCTGGCATGCGTCATATAATCTCTGCATCCTCGTGGCTTCCCACTTGAGAGACTTTTTGGTTTTAAGCAAACTTTCCAAATTTTCAATAGCATCCTTATTAAGCTCATATTCCGAAACCTTATCTTCAAGGCAAACCACTTGATTCATTAAGTCTTTGATGATAGAAGAATTCTTTTCTACCTGTAAATCGGAATTGATTATATCATTAGACAGAGCATTCTTCTTCTCGGTCACTTGATTATATTTGGTAATATGTTCTTCGACTCTGTCGGGATTAATTAAAGCAACCTGATCGGCTAAGTCCTCGATAGACTCCTCAAAAATATCAATTTTTTGTTTATTGCTGGGAATTATTGCCTTGGAGGCATATGCGTCTTTGATAAATTTACAAGTTGGAAACTGTGTGCCACATGGAATGCCGTCCAATAACTGCACCCTATTTGTATTCCTTTCTAATTCCTCTTCTTCTTTGTTTAAGTGAGATTCTAGAGCTTCGAGTTCTGCAACCATTTCATCAATTTTGTCTTGATCCTCATAGAGACTTTTAATATCAAAATTCTCGATAAAATCAATAATTTTTTGATATTGAGTTTTCTTTTCGTCGCGCTCCAACAGGAGAGTGTGATTCATATCCGATAGAGATATTATTTGATTCTTTGTGTCCCGAAGCTCGGTGCGAACCGTAACCACATCGATAATTTCAGCCGGAATTGACTCAATTTGAGCAATAATGTCTTCCCGTTGTTGGACTTTGTCTTTGATGGAAAGATCATATTTATTACAATCGTTTTGTTGTTTGGAAAGTTTTAAATTACAATCTTCCAGGTCAAGCTCGGCGCTGATTAATTCTTCGTCATAATTGCGACCTTCCAATTTATTAAGGGCGCCCTTAGTGTCAGCTACAGATTCCTTGGCTAATTTAAATTTCTTGTCGAAAAATTCTAAATCAAGAAATTTAGCTAAAATTTCTTTCCGGCGCGTGGAACCTTCGCTAATAAAAGCCAACGCCCCCAACTGAGAAGACATAGACGAAAAAAGGAAATCATCTAATGTTCCGAAGGTCTTACGAATGTTTTTATCAGTATCATTTCTGGTGAGTCCATTTAATGTTTGGATATTATCCATCGATGCATTGTACATCTTAAAGTCTACATTTGTGCGTGCCTCTTCTGTCACGACGCCTTTGAGCTTGCGCGTATATTTTTCCGATTCTCGCTCCACAAAATAGTCATTTTCTCCAATAGATATTTTTACAGTTCCGCGACCGATTCCTTGATTCTGATTAATAATATTTAAATTTTTTCTGTCATTTTTGGAAGTTGAGTTAAAGATAGTGTATAAAATGGAGTCGATAATGCTCGATTTGCCGGAGAAATTCTTCCCGAAGATGCCCACAATTCCGTTTAGGTTATCAAAATTAATAGAATTGTCTTCCCCGTAATTAAAAAGATTATCCCATTTAATTTCACGCAACTTCCAATTAATATTGCGAGAGACTTCTTCATTTTCTTCCGCCAGTTGATTATATTTCAAATTTAATTGTTGCACCTTCTCCATCAAATTTTTTGATGGTTCGAAATCTTTCAGATATTCTTTTATGAGGTCTTCTTGGACCGTAAGATCGCGAAGGTCTTCAGTCTCCAGAGATATAGCCAATTCGTCGATAGTACCATGCTCGCCGGCTCCACGGTTGAGGAAGGTGACACTTTCCGGCTGAAATTGGTTTTTAGCGATTTCGATGGCTTTTCTCATTACGTTAAGGGGAAGGTTATTATGAGATACAAGCCGCAAACGAGCTTTTCGAGGAACTATTTTTTCAATATTTTTGGGCATTTTGCCCTTGGATGTCAAATCAATAGTAATAAACGGGCGCGGATTATCAATCTGGATATGACGACAAGTAAAGTCTTCTTTACTATCAATTTCCCAAATTAAGAATCCTTTATCATTGGTCTCACCAAAGTTTTGTTGGATAGTAGAGCCAGGATAACGAATATAACCCCCTTCGTCCAAACACTGATTGGTTTTATGAATGTCCCCAAGGAATCCATAGTCGAGGCCGCGAAAAATTTCCAACGGGTGATCGCCGTGTTGCATAACCCATCCTGTATCGGTCTTGACACCCGAAATAGATCCATGATATAGGGCAATATTAATTTTTTCTAGATCGCTTGGTTCAGACCAATTATCTTCATCAAAAACTGATAACACATTGAGAACAAAGTCGCCTTCTAGTGGAACTTCTCCTGAATTCTTCAATAAATTAAGATTTTGGTGATCCAGGGCTTCTACGATTGGCGTTAATGCGTCTTGTCGACTCGAATTCTTTAAATTGCCATCATGGTTGCCTAGAATTATATAGGTGGGGGCAATATCTGCCAGACTTCGAAAGAAGTTAGTACACATCTCCACGAATTCCGGGCTAATTTGCGTCTTCGTGTGAGCGATATCTCCGCAATGGATGATATAGTCAACATTTTCATCTTTTAGTGTTTGATATAGTTTATCAAATACAATTTTATATTCGTAATGATATTTTAAATTACGAATGTGAGTATCTGCAATATGCGCAAATTTCACTTTTTCTCCTAATTGATATTAGAAATGAGAGAGGTAAGAATATCTTCTTCTTGAATAAAAGAAGCCTGAGATGATAAACGTTTAAATTCATCCTTCGACATTTCACCAACGTCTTCATATTCTTCTAAATCCAACTCTCGTATCTCAATACCATATTTTAATAACAAACGTTTAATTTTAAGGGCCTTCCATTTGGCGTCTTTATCTAACGCCAAAAGAACAGGTGTGTCATGTTTAATAATCTTCTTAAAAAGTACAGAATTTTCGGATAATGTCGAGCCCAAGATAGGCACCGCGTTTACAGCCTTCATGGCATCAAAAATACCCTCAACAATCGTTATCTCTTTATCGAAATCCAGATATAACTCATTAAAAATAATATTACGGCTTGCTGCTGGGTTGAGGTATTTGAAATCTCCTTCGGTAAGGGCGCGCGCGACAAAATAATTTGCGGCGCCGTCTTCGTTAAAAGACGGAAAGATAACCCTGTCACGATAACGACCGGACGAACAATACCCTACCTTCCACCCAAGAACATCCTTTTTGTCAATTCCTCGCCCTTCTAAATACTTTAACATCTTTCTGCCGCACGAATCAAGATGCGCGCGAGTCAGACTCTTGAAGTCGCTCGGGAGATCCACCACCTGGATATTCTCTTCTGGTATTTCCCCCTCAAATAGGGCCTCGAAGCGGCCTAAATCCTCTCTGGGCGCGCCCATGAGGGTCCTCCAACCTTCCTGGTCCTTAAAGGAACCAAATCGTCTGACGACCCTATATAGGCTTCTTCCGCGCTGATTGCATACCCAACACTTATAGACATTTCGCTTCAAGTTGACAGAAAATTTTCTCTTTTCGTGCTTACAGTAGGGACAAAAGAACACATATTCGTCGTTCGTTTGGAAATGCGAACCGAGGATATTAGAGAGAATAGATAGCTTTTCATTCATACTACTAATATAACATACTTTAAGGGCTCTGTCAAGTCTTTTTTTGGATCTCGCGTAAAGTTAAATAACCGGCGCGCGCAACAACGATAGCATCTGCGATATCGTAGCAATACTTCTGAATATTACCTTTTTTTGTGTAAATGATGCCGAAATCTTCATTTTCAAGGAAGTATTTCATAACAATTTCCTTGGCTTTCTCGCCTCTTTTGACTTTTATGCCACATTTTGACCGAGCGCCAATAGGAGTGATATAATTAGGTTCCATCCCATATATATTATAACATAACCAGGAAACAATGCCATTAAATCGTTGCAGAATTGACATAGTTTTAGCAGTTGAGCCTCCTCGACGGAAGAACATGAGAGCTTGTTCAACATAAATGTATTCAATTTTAAAATTTTTCTTTATATCCTTTAAAGCATTTTCGACTTCTTGTCCTTTTTCAAAAAAGTTCTTGATTTTTCTCAAATCAATGTATTGTGTATGAACAATTTTGTCATTTTTGAGAACACATACCCCCACAATACTTGTGCTAATGTCGAGTCCGAGGATCATCTATTAAAAATCCAACTTAAGTTTAAATGTGTAATCCACAGTCTCGGTCTTCTTGACTGGTGTAGCGGTACTAGCAATTCCTATTAAATTTCCTTGATCATCATATAGCCCTATTTTAGAGATATAAGTTATTTTCTCGAAGGAGCCTGTGGGGTCTGGATAAGGGCTCAGAGCGGTATTCTTGATAACAAGCTCTGGTTCTAGATAAGAATAGGCTCCCGAAATGGGCTCCATAGATTGACTATGGAGAACATAGGTGGGATTATTGGAGTAATTAAACTCGCCCTTGTCCGCATGCGCAAACATTGTAACTGTGGGAACGTTTTGGGTTCCATTAAAGTTCATCATAAAACTCGCGCTCGGGATTTGACCTGAGTCTATCGCGCCTCCAGAATAAGATTCGTGGCCTCCCAACCCTGTGCCGAAATTAATCCAAGAAGAATTCATGAGAGGGAGTCCTCCGCCGTAATTACGCGCTGTGGGTTCAAGATCCCAACTGCCAGTCAAAATAATAAAGCCCTGACCGTATAAAACAACGCCTGCACAAGAAGCTGACCCTTGACTTTGGGCATATGCGGTTCCATCGGTCTGAATTAATTCGCCATTTTGAGTGATGTCTTGCAGCCGACCGATTAAGGTGCCAGAAATATAAAATTTGAGATCCACGGTCCCCTTTTGAATGGAGGATCCATAAAAAATGGAGGGAATAGAGATAAGAGACAATTCTTGAGTGGCCTTATCCCCCAAACTTGAGCTAAAAGCATAATGTTGACTTGAAAATATGTTGTAATTCAAGATATTTTGCAATGCCCTAACATGCGCCCGTGGATGGGGGGCTGGTGCGATTAAAGTGCCCGCGCCAAGTTGCCAATATTCGCGCGATATGCTGGCCAATAAGGGATATGAACCGGTAAGGGTATCTCCATACTGAAACCCTCCAACAAACTCACTTGTTGAGATGGTCTTAAAATTAGATAAAGTTCCATTTTTGACAATAAAGGGATAAATAAGGCCAGTCTGGGCTTCATTCCTGTCCACATTCATTTCATACAAAGAAATGTAACCCGTTGGAGCATTCGGGGTGCTTGATGTAAAGGCGCCGGATATTGTGCTTACATTTTGGTAATAAGTTTTACTATCATAAACGTCTATCTGAATTGTAGGATACGTCTTGATAGTATTATAGAAAATATCGTTTGATGTAAATTTTTTTAGAGGCATAAAATTACCTCCGTTTTAATAGTCAAGCCTAACTCTGAGAGTTAATTCGTTGGTGGGGTCCTTTTTGAGAGGTTCGGACACCTTTGCTACCGCAAGAAGTTCGTTATCTGCTGAATAAAGTCCCACAGTTGTAACATAAGAAACAGGATTGTCATCTCTAGTTTGTTTTACATTAATGCGGCTTCCACTCAGGTAAGTCGGGTTAGAAGAGTAATTAAATTCGTTATTATTGACGCGGCAGAAATAAATAGTAGAATTAAGTTCGGTCGTGTTATTAAAAATATCATTTTTCCAAATGTGACGCATATAATTGCAGGTTCCCGAAATATTCCATGCGTCGGGACCTACCGTTAAAGTAGTCGACCCCGTAAAAAATGAAGCAGATTCAATAATTTCCGTGGATGCCGTCAATACACAGACGCCGGCTTGATAATATAAGAGCCCCACGCCGGAACCCGGGATAATGGGCGCCGAAGAGGTGTATAAAATACCAAATTCTCCCGCTGGGGAGTTGACTCGATAGTCATTTTCCGCTCCATGATCCGCTATGACCTTCAGGCCCGGGGTGATTCCATCACTTTGTAAAGTCAACGCGAATGAGCCTTTCTTTATTTCATCTTTTGTCAAGAGGCGCGCGAAGTTGATAAAAACACATTGATCTAATTTATCTCCGCCTGTTAGGTCGCCGTCGCGATCAAAAGGCCGGATCGATCCTGTCTCATCATAACCCACAAGAACCTGCGCCATTTGGTTATAAATATTGCGCTTTTTGGAATTCATGGAATTCGCGGGGTTATTGAGGGTGGCGGAATATCCATAAGTTAAATCAAAAATGTGATTAGCCGATGAACTCAACACTGGATAATCATAGACACTCTGAAACATGCCATGAGGATAGTTTTGAACATTCAGATCATTATAAGTTCCCGATACAATCGTGCCCGTAAGAGGAATCGCTTCGTTTAAGAGCGTCCTCGTGCTAGCAACATCGTTGCTTAATAAATTCTTAAATACTGTAGCCATTCTGTGATCCTTTTATTATGGAGTTGATTTATATTTTAGATATCGAATAGGAATATCTAACCGGTAGCCCGTTGTGACGCCCGTTACTCGGATGTTGGTGTCAATCATATAAAATGTGTGGCCGCCCAGCGACGTTTCGGTTCCAACCAATGTAAAATAGTAAGTGCTCGAAACTAAATCCAACGAAGATTGTACTTTAAACTTCAAGACAGTTCCTCGCGGGCCAGCAATCGTCTGTGCATCTCCACCATCCCCGATTACTTTAATAGATGGGTTATCTATTACAAAAGACGCGTCAGTCCCCAGTGATAAATAATAACTTGCTATCTGGTCATCATCGATATATGAAGTGGCGGCTAATTGAGTGCCATTCCGATTGATTAGTTGGCCAAACCGGGAATCCATTTCGACCAAATATTGTGTTTCGACTAAGTCGGCATCCAGCTTGCGGCTTGGAGATACCTCGGTGGTGTCGAGACCTTGGTCAATACGCACCCAAGCCTTCCCCTCGGCGGGGTCGGAGCCGTTAATGACCCCATTTATATTTGCCAACTTATCCATAGTGGTGTCGTCGGCAGCAACATAATAAACGCCCACGTCGGCCATGACATTATCCCTGGTAAACACCTGATTTAGCTTTAAGATGGGCAAATAAATCAAGTTAGTTCGAGGAATGCTTATAATTTTAGAATGCAACTGGGAAGTATTATTAGTAAACGCTTCTAAAATAGGAGTCTGCATAATTTCTAAATCATAATATGCGGAACCGCTAGGATTGTTATAATCATACAATTCATAATTAATTTCGTCGTCGCCTAAAGCGAATTTTGTTATTTTAAATGAACCATCTCCCAAGGCGAGACGCATTCGTCCAGTGTCGGTTAGTACGGCGTCTAAAATAATATCGCCAGCGTTGTCTAAAAAAGCCATAGTTTAATCCCTTTCTCTATATAAATAGTATCTTTCACGTATAAGTGTGTAATTATTTTCTCTCTCTTTCTGTGGTTTTGCGTGCAGTTTTGAATTGTACATTTAAATCTATCTGTTTCCCAGTTTCTTTAGAAGTTAACCTAATCTTAAATTTGTTTCCAAACAGACCCTCACTTTCCACCCCCAAGACAATGGTGGCATTTTTGGCAGTTGTCAGACCTTCGAGGTTAGTGCGAGAATAGTCTACCATGGACTGAGCTATTGTGGGGACAATATTCATCATCTTTTTTAGGGATTTGGCGGGGCGTCTTGGGGTCAAAGCGGGCTTTAATTCTACGGGTTTAATAATGGGGAATATAACGCCATCATTACTCACCATAATCACCGAAAAGACGGGCGACGGGTTGGAAAACTTACCATGACGATCAATGGAACGAAACATATAGTAATATAAAGTATTTGGCTTGATGTCATCAATATAAGTGGCGGCGGATGCTTGCTGCAGCGATGTGGGATCGATATCCGTGCTGACTAGGGTGTGAAAATGATTACTAAAATCCACATATTTTTCTGGCAATGTGACCATGCGATATATTTCGAAGTGATCCACTGGGTCATCTGTAGTGTACCACACACGGGAAGTCCCGGGTACCTTTTTATCCCGGCGGAGATTATCTATGAAGATTTGTTCTCCGGGTCGGTCTAGGATGATGGGATCCATGAGATAGGAACCCACATGAGTATTTAAATTAATTTTAATTTTATTATCAACGCCCTATAGCGGATAAATAAAGGTATCGGGGAAAACGGGAGGATTGTCCATTATGCGGCCCGTGCGTTCATAAATTTGTCTTTCCATAATTTTGACATTTGGGCGCACCGTCACACTCACATTCGCTCGGAGTTGGTCATAATCCCTCACCTGGATCTGATTAGTGAGAGAAACTTCATAATTTGGAAGAATGTCCACATTAAGATTAACGGACCCGAAAGGAGCCATAACAGTATTTGAGGGAGCACCGACACCGCTTCCCTCGATCTGGTTGGGGGCGGGGAAGAAAGAGGGAGTGCCTGAATTATTCCCATACACTGCAGCCGTGTAAAAATTACTAGGTGAGGCCACAGTTGCGGTCTCGCTGGCCACTACCACTTCGGCATTTTCGAGCGTTGGTGCACTATCACTCGTCGAGGAGACAGAGCCCTCCACTGAAAAACCAAATACATCCTCGAAGATATTTAGGACAGCTTCGGTTGCGCCCGGAGTGTTTAAATCAGCCGTAATGATGTCGGGCACAATCTCAAGATTCGTATACTCATATTCGGAGCCAATTACTAGCTCGTATGCATAAATAATGTATTTATAGGCCTTATCATATTTAACCTGAGTGTCAAAATATTTAATAACATCAATCTCATTGGAATTAGGAAACCAAAAATTTTGAATGGGGACTCCTTGGCCTGAGTCCGTACTGTACTTAGCTACGCGGTAAGCTACAGTTTCGGTGTAACATTTTTCTCCATTGGTGATTTGGGCATAACTGCGCATTTTACTTTTAATGAGCGATTGCAATTTACCCGAAAATATGAGTAATGATAAAATTTTAGAAAAGGAGGACTGGATATTGCGCGCGATTTGGACTGACGCGTCTTGGTTGCCCATAAATACTTCGCTTTTAGACGACGATCCGAAATCAATAGTATTGTGGAGAAACCCATCCCACCACTCCAATACATCAATCTCGGGAAGCTCACTTCCTTCGACAATATTTGGCGCGCCGGTTGATTTTATAGTGTTGCTCCCAAATCGATTGCCAGCTCCTCCCAGGTCGGGTCGAAGACCGGGGGATTGATTAGCCGATGTATTTCCCACCACTGTTTGGAAGCTCGTGCCTTTTCCTTTAAACATCTTTAAATTAGCTAATTGGGCGCCCGCATCGGTGGTCTCGTCGGCTGCTCTGTCGATGAAAGATATATATTTTAAAAAAGAGGTGCTCAACTGTGAATCTTTTAAGATTTGCGCAAACTCTGTTCTACTGTCGGTTCTAAATTCTATTTTACTTACCATGGGAAAAATATTAACATGGGATTCGATTTCTTTTAACATGTCTATATTGTCTATGGGAAAAATTACATTTGAGAAACGACTGGCTAAAAGCTGGCGATTGCCTCCGCCGGTATTCGCTATTTTTTTAGAAATATTAGTATACAGTAGCTCTCGTGCGTCGGCATCATCATTTTTCATGAGATTGGTCATCTTCACTTCTTGTTTCGGTGCCACACCGAAGCCCGTAATCAAATTTTCAAAAAAGGGGTCGACGTTATTAGCATCGTTCGATATCTCCGCATAAATATTGGGTAAAACTTTCTCCGACACTTGGGGTAAAGTTAATATAAATTCATAAGGGCGGACATAAAAATTATATACAAACTCCACATCTCCGTAAAGGGCGCCAGTACCGCCGAGGGTGTCCTCGTACTTAGGTATTAAGCTTTCTAAATCGAAAACCATGTCTGTTTGGGTAACCCCGATGGGAAACATAGCCGCCATATAATCTTTCCAATCTTTTTCAGTGGGGAAAAAGGAGGGTATCCCTAAAATTTCAATTTTCTGTTTCACATTAAAGAAGGGGGCCTGGGCGCTTTTGGTAGTCAGTTGTTCTCCATACATAACCTCTATCTTTTTGGCCGTCGCTGGGGGAGGATTTCCGTGTGCGGAGCCTACCCAATAATTCCCCATAGCACTACGAAAGGCATCACCCGTTCCCGCTGTTGCGTCTAATCCAATAAAAAGTGTAGTTTTCTTAGCCATTACAGAATATCCAATTTGGTTGTGCGTATTTGGTTAATAATCATATTACTCTGAAACGCTGGGGCGGTTTGTGCATTTTGGGCAATTTCCGATTTTAATACCCCGAGGACACCGCTGCCCACACTCATAGATGTGAGATCCAGTTCAATCATTGCACTATCGGGACTCTCGGTTGATTTTCTTTTCTTAATGCTAAAATTGGACGGAGCGGTGGAAATAAGAAAATATTGATCGAAGGATTTGACATCAATCCCGTCCGATATACCAACACCCAAGGCTTCATTGGTATATGGGCGCACCCGACATAAAAGAACCTTTTGGCCCGTTAATTTAGTGAGGTGGTGCGCCTTTAGAAGGGTGAATTGGGGGGCCATCATTAAGCTCACCCCGTTGCTATTGGCTTTGTACCCACTCAAAAACTCAACCTGAGAAATCATATCATAGTTATATCTATAATATTCCGACGTGTCGACGCTTTTAATTAAATCAATCCCCGTATCGGGCCAGTTATTGGAAACAGCTTCACTCTTACCAAACATCAATGAGCGGATCTGGTTTGGTATTAAATCGAAATTAATATTTTTATCAGCCACAGATGTTCTGGTGGGGTCCTCTTCAGGCCTCGTCATTGCCTGAGTTTCTGGCTCGGGCTCTTCTTCGGGCCGTGTCATGGAATAAGTTTGCGATTGAGATTTGGTACGACGCATGAGAGAGATGGCACTTGTATCACTATTTAAATCAAAAGTGGCCATGTTCTTCTTAACTGGCGATACGAAAGGGGAGGGACGCATGGGGAGGTTGCTAGCTTGTGGGCCCAGGTTTTTTGTAACAGCCAAATCTTGCAGAAATATGGTTGCAATGGGGAGGTTTTTCCTACTTTGTGTATCCGTCTCAGTGATTAGGATTTTTTCCTCACAATAATCCCCCGTAGAGTTTATTAAATCGGAAGATACCTGCAGATCTTCACTTCCAAGGATTTCTCCCACACTCAAAGAATCATCAATTGTCAGTCCTTCAGTAACCTGGCTGAATAGAGTCGGAGGGCTCGGTATAACATTTACATTTAATTGCCCTAATATATTCGCACACGCCAAGTTTCCGGCGGTCTCCATGGTGGAAGAATAGTTGGCTGTATTCGTCGGGGTTCCGGCATAACTTGCGTTTGTGGGCGCCCACTGACCAGCACTGGAGGCAACAAGGGCAGCGGATAAGCCTGTATACTGCTCGGTGTTATTAGAAAATTCAGGGCTAGAACATCTATCTACCACTAAGTCGGGCCCCGCAAAGATAACGGCTGGAGTTATATAAGAGGGGGCAATTTCGGATAAATTTAAGAGATCAGTATTGAGGCCGCCGGCGGGGCCAAGATCGATGGCACCCAGAGTGGACTGGAGATTTTGTAAATCGGGAGAGGCCCAGTAGAGTGTATTTTCTTGAGTTATACGCTCCTCAAAAGCCGCTTTTGTCACCGTCTTTAATCCTACCAGTCGTGTGGCGCCCGGAACTCCTAAAAAATCCATTCCAATATCGCTACGCTCATTGCTGTTGTATATTTCATTAAAAAATCTCCTTATCGTTATAGTAGACGCCTTAAATTTAGAGCTAGTTTGTCTTTTTACTTCATTCCCCGGCAACTCAGTGTGAAGACGGGGGCCTAGAATTTGAGTTAATTTAGTGATGAGCATATCAATCAATGAATTAAACGCCCGGATGCCTTCCAAATTACCGGATTTGGGAGAGATTAGGGCGTAGAGACGTTTCCCTAATGATTTAGGGTCTTGAATGCGGGTGAGAGAACTAATAACATCCACAAAAACTGTGATGCTTTTCACCCACGGGAGTTGATCGGAATCGAATTTGTTATAATATTTGGTTAACTTCGAAGTAAAGTGAGCAGATTTATGATTATAAAATTTGGGCATCGAAGCGGTAGAATTATAGAGAATCATCATGTCTCGAATATTAACTAGGCGCTTCAATTGCTTATTCAAGAAATCAACGGTACCGTCGAGGATCTCTATTTCTATTCCGTATTGATAATATCCATCCGTTAGGCCGGCGAACCCCTTATCTAAAACGGTAAATGTGCGCAACTGTGTGGCACCCCCCAATACCGTCAATTCTCGGATCCCTCCCCAATTAGTATCTGTGCTTTTTAAAATACCTTCCGGAGTATCTCCCGTCATTGTTATATCAGCGATGGGTTCAACCGGATCGACGACTACTTGACCAAAAACAGGACTCCCAAGGCGATTATCTCCAATCTCTTGGCGTACCCGTCGTCGCAGTACCTTAAGGTGGGTGATTTTAGAGCCCTTATAAATATCAGCATACGCCTGGGGGTTGGACGCCTTATCGATGATATTCCCAAATTGAGTTTTATCACGAATTATACGGTTATAATCCAACTGAAATAAAAATTTAGCCTGACCATCAGTGCCATATGAAATAAAGGCGTCCGAAAAATATACTTCGGGTGGATTTTGGATTACACGCTGCGTCGGGGCGGTTTTTTCAATTTTAGAAAATACATTGGGCGCCGGAATCAAATCGAAATCCATCAACTTCAGCGCGTCAACTTCGCGGTAATCCTGAATTTTTGTATTGGCCATTTTCCGTCGGACTAAATAGCGGGAGGTGGCGTCATGGGTTTCGAGGGTCATCCACCGACCGTCGGGCATTCTATGGGTAGGTCCGGAGTAAATTTGCCCTCCATTTTCGAAGAAGAAACAGTAAGTTTCTAATTGAAGACTCCCTTTCTCGATCACCTTTTCTCCAGTTAAGAGACCCCTTACTAAGTTCGCGTTGGCATCGGGTAATAAAAATTCCATTTCGTAATCACGGCACAATGCTCCGAGGTCAAAGAAGCACAAAGCAAAGTAAGCCAGGTGATGAGGCTCCAGATCATTTATTATAAAATTAATATTATAATCTATGCTAAAAACTCGTTTGTTTTGCTGCGTGTCAAAGCTAATAAAATCGGTAATAGGTTCATTTTGATTCTTTCTTACACTAATCACTTGTTCTTGGAAAAGATTAATGAAGGTCGGTTTATCTAGGACACCGAGCTTGCCCGCCATGAGGGCTCTCGTAATGGTGCGAGACTCACTTTGGATAATTTTTATGCGCAAATATTTAGTTAAATCTTCATTATAAAACCAGCTAGTCATCCCATTTTCATCTATGTGATCCATAATAGTCAGCGATAAACTAACCTTGAGGGCGCCCCCATTATTTACTGTGTTCTTAGAAGCCTTAGAGGGACGCAGTGTATTCGCGCGGGTGGGATTTTTCGGGACGCGTCGGCTTGGCGTACTGCTACTTTCTAATAATATTTTAGTAAAAAATACATCTGGTAAGAGTCCGGTTTCAATGGTGGAAATATTAATATTCATGGTGTTTATAATTAGTCATTTTTAATATATGTGGCGCGGGGAATTTGGTCGGGAGGGTCGGTGTCACAAATTTCACTATCTGTATAGCCTGGGGGCCCGTAAATATTTTTCTTAACTGGTCCGATGGGAATGTCTGGACAATTAAGTTCTTCATCCACATAAATCCCTTGCGATTTTAATCTTTTTAGGGCCCCACAAATCTCGGCCTCATCAATTTCGTGGTCCACATATAAATGAAAATAATATTCCACAAAAGTTGGGTCCGGGGTGTAGACGGGCTCCAATTTGTCCGTGGGTCGTAATATACCATCCTTAATGGGAGAGTGATGTGGTAAAAAAGAGAGGGGAGTTAAAATTTCTTTAGATTCCTGAGTGGTTCGATCAATTTCATTCTCAATTTTAAAAACTTCAATATCAAAATTTTCCTTATTAAAGACAGTATTTTCTTCCTCTAGGAGTAATAAAATATTAGCTGGCGTAACCGCAATATAAGTTCCGTCGTGGAAAACCCCCAAATTTAATTCTTCCGCCTCCTGATTCGGAGAAACAACCCCCGTGTCAATCATTGTTTCTGTGGCATCCTCATTTAAGTCTTTGACTTGCGTGGTGTAAGTCAAATCCATATTTATTTGGGGGATTTGTAATTGTTGGAAAGATCCACCGGTGACGTTCGATGAGCCGCTAATGGTACCGGCATAAAGTTGTAATTTAAACCGTGGCGCCTTATTGAGACTTAAGTCCGCAGTTCCCAAGGGTGCCGTGAGAGAATATAATTTATCGGGCGAAGTCTGCATTTTAAGGCGCTCCAACTCACTCATGGTGGGATCTTGGCGCGCCTCGTAATATTGAGCAAAAGCGGTTTCTCGACTTGTGAAAGAATATTGAGTTTTTTGGCGTGGAGTGTTCTCCTGAATTCGAGGCTCTATATCATTTTGGACTTCTACGAGATCTGCTGCCTCGCCATCATATAAAACATCATTATCAAAAAAAGCATAATAGACAGGCTTCCATTTACCCAAAGAGAGCAAATATTTTCCGTATTGAGTGAGTTTAATATCTAAAACTTCTTCTTTAGGGTTAAAAAAAGTCATTTTTTCTTAGTACCTCCAAATGGTCCCCGTGCCTCATCGGCTACTCGGGCTTCTTTTCTCTTTTCTTGCGCCTCTTGTTGCCGCTCGCCGGCCGGTAAGCTGTTGGTGGTCGAACGCGTCTGGGAAGCTAGGGGTTCTAGTGCTCTAGTTGCTTGGATTCCAGTATTTAGAAGGTCGGAGCCCGGACCACGAGGGAGCCCGGGGAGCGCTTGGGCCTCATCAGTTTCGGTCCCAAACCCGACAGTGGCCTCGATTTTTGCAAACTCTACCAATGAAAAATAATCATAAGGCCAGTTATAACTGTACTCGTATTTAGAAGCAGAGCTTGTCTTTTTCGTGCCGACCAGTCGGGAGATCGGCCTCTTGGCAGCCACCTTGCTCGAATAATCATCATTCGCGCGCTGTTTTACTTTAAAAACCATCCACTGAACTTGGTCTTTCATAGATTCGTGTGTGCTTCCCTTAAAATCCCCCATTAACTGATTGGCTAGAAGTTTGTGAGAAATGGAGACTTCTTGTTCGACCATCTTTTCGCCAATTTCAGGGAGAACATTCTGCCAAATTTTAGATAAATCACACTGCGATAGTTCATGACTAAACTCAAAGATATACATGGCAAACGGTCGAATTTGACCAAGATATTTAACAAAATCCATACGAGGAGGGAAAATATATTTTTTCATTAAATCGACCATATCCACAATCGTTTTATGAGGGACTACGCTTTGAGTTTGAGCGAATATGGTCCCTGCGGCGGTGGCTGCAGCTTGGGAGGCGGCGGATGCTTGATCGGGGGTATCCAAAATACCGTCTACTACCAAGTCTTCCAGAGCGGCCATCGCAGCTTCAGTAGCCGATGATGCCGCAGAGACTGCTTCGGAGGCTGCCGTTGATGCACCGAGATCTCCGAGGGCAATTCTGATTACATTTTCGGGGATTGCAAAAAAATTACGGCGGCCGAGGTGTTCGATAAAGGGAACTGCAACGATACCCTCCGAAATTTGTTTGCGCTGGGCCGTTCTGCCTAAGCGTTTACGTTTGTTGAAGCCTAGAATAGTGGCCAACGGGCCAGGATATTGTCCCTCTAGATTATAAACACTTTCTCCCCCTTCTTTCATTCCATAGAGAGCCCCATTGATGCCCGCTTCCCAAGTGTTATTATCATTTTTAAAAGCTTGGTCCGTCCAGTGCCCTCGGTAATAAGGGGCGCCCGGGCGCTCATAGGAGGGATCAAAGGTATCACCATTGTGGGGATCCCCGGGAAAGAGATACCCTCGTTCGCGGAGCCACGTCATAGGAATGTCATCACATTCGAGCCAGATGCCCTTTTTCCCTTCAGTCTTTCCAAATTGGTGCCACATGCCTCGGGGAACCGATTCAGAACCATGGACAGGAATAGAAAGACCGTTCGCGTCGGGCAATTCGCAAGATGAGGAGCCCAAAACATTAACATCGCCGCCGGCGATTAATGAGCGCCTGATGGTTCCTTCGGGATTGGTGTAACCAAAGCTACTTTGGATTTCATTAAAATTAGCGTGAGGAGTCTCGAATTTGGGCTGAATGACCCATTTATTGTCTTTAAACCCAAATAAATTGAGCGATGCATCTAGCTGCATGGCGTTATTATTAACCGCGACGGCTGAATGGGGGTGTATGGGATAGTAATACTCCTCTCCCGGATTACCGAAATGGCCGTGCTCGTCGCACGATTGAGAGGTGGCATTCCAAATAGCATTTTGGCGCAGATTGCCTCCCCATTCTCGGGACTCTTGGTCTTGGAGTGCCAATAAACCAGCCTCTGAGAGTACATAAGGGTACACTTCGTACCCGGTCGCGAGAGAATACTTCTCGGCATCCAATCGTGGCATGCCATCGACGCGTAATAAAATAACCATCGAATGAGCTTGGAGTTCTTCTAGCGTTGGGCGCCCAGTTCGGGGTGCCTCGAAGACGATATCTGCCCACGCTTCCCCGTCCATATAAGGAGGGGTAAAGGCACAATAATAGCCGTTGGTGGAATCAGAAACTCTATAACCAATCCCCATTTGATTTTGTCGTTTAATCTTAGCGGGGAGGGAGAGGTTCTCCACTTGATATCCCTGAGCCAGAGAACCAGTTCCCGATGTGGGAGGTCCGAAAGCAGACGGATTGGAATACATAGTGAAATTTTCCCTACAAACAGCAGAGGGAGGAATAACGGGAGGTAGTGTTACTGACCACCCGGGCAACGATGCCGTAAATGATGATGAACCATAGAATTCTTGACGAAAAATTCCATTAAACGCGATGGGGTCCTGCGGAAGATCAAAATTAATAATTGAGTTTCCATTTTGACCCCTATTTAATGAACTCCAAATCCTGGGTTTATCCATAGTTCTTCTTAATTTGACGCGCATGGCATAAAAGGCGCCCTGGGTGACTGTGCCAAAGCTCGTAGCGGGATTGGATTCTATACTTCCAAATTCTTCGTCTTGTAAAAAGAATTCCGGGACTTCGGCTAAAAAATTATTAATGGCACGTTCATATAAAACGCTATCGAACTGCCCGTTCCACCGATTGCGCAAAGAATACCATCCAGGCGGCTCGTCGTGACCTGAATATCGCCCTGCGTAGTTAGCCAAATCCAATATAGACGAGGAGGGGATGATTCCATAATTATATGTAGCGTCAGGATGTGGCTCCATATCTGCTATAGGGAGATCGCTAAGATAATTAGAGGGCTCCACCAAAGCCTCGAAGGGAATTCGATAATCGAAACCTTGATGACCATTTGATCCTGTTCCAAGAGCATACATCCAGGTTGGAGCGTCAAACCATAAGTCGGATCCGGCACCAGTAAAGACGCCGCGTGTCTCAGTATATTGAGTAA